CCTGAACTTGTTATGTAACCTGCTCCGTTTGTTAATTGATTATTATTGGTGACATTTGTTGCTCCATCTGCAACATTTAAAAGAGTTCTTGCTGCTGCCGCAGTATAAGAACGTCCGAAAGTATCACTTCCATTTGTACCTGTGAACCGACCCATTCCAGACCCATTTGCACTGGTAGCAAAAGTTCCGTTCATATTTATATAATTTCCGTACATATAACCGCTAGAATCTGTCCTAACTATCCTGTTAGCACCGTCTGAAGTTGCAGGGTTTAAACCATCTACGGTATCGGCATCTAAGCCAGACCCCGAGCCATCTACTGTCTTAATTAATGTAAGTATTTCACTAGCTGTTTGATCTGCAGTAGCTGAACTCTCTATTCCATCAAGTTTAGATTTAAGCGTATTGGTGAAATTGTTTTGAGTTAAGCCGCCGTCTCCTACTGAATAAGTCGTATTTGTTGAAGATAGATCAATCGTTCCATCTGAATCTTGATAAGTCGCCGAAATATTGGTTTCAGTGTTTCCGCTAAACATCCCTCCGACAATATCTTGTACTTGTTCCGTTGTAAGGGTCGCTGTTATGTATCCGGCTCCGTTTGTTAATTGATTATTATTTGTGACATTTGTGGCACTTGCCGCAATACCATCCAACTTCGATTTAAGAGCATTTGTAAAATTATTCTGAGTTAATCCTCCATCACCGACTGATAGTTTGTTTGTTAAATTCGCATAAGAAATATCAATATCAGCCGACCCATTAAAAGAAGTTCCTCCAATAGTTCTAGCTGTGGCTAGAGTTGTTGCTGTGGCTGCGTTACCAGTACAAGAGCCAGCCGATCCCGAAGTATTACCAGTTACGTTCCCAGTTAACGGGCCTGAGAATGCTGTCGCTGTACATGTCCCGCTTATAGTTGCACCCGTATTACTCGTCTGAACCTTCTCTGACCCGTCAAAATACAGAGATGTTTTTCCACCTTCAGTAGCATAGAAGAAGTTCTCACCACCGGCTTGTCTTTGCAGCCTTATGGTGTCACCCATGATCCGTAGATCACCATAAGAATCTAGTATCGTACTTATATTTGAGGCGTGGTAGACTTTTAAATCATTTCCAGCACCAAATCTGGCTTCAACACTATCTCCAAAAAGGAGATTACCAGTTAAAGTCCCACCCGCTAAAGGTAGCTTATTAGCTACTTGAGTCGCACCGCTGTCAATAGTCCAAGTCGCACCGCTACTAGAAACTGTTATATCGCCTTTATCTCCGTCATTAATTCCACCTCCGCTTATTTCTGCAATTGAATTGTCGTCTTTCTTTGTGAAAAGCTTACCCGAATCGGTTCTTACTGCTATTTCACCGACTACAAGATCTGAACTCCCGGGGTCCGAACCACTTCCTCTTTTTAGTTTAATTGTGTTAGCCATTTGACCTACCTCCTATGTAGTTAGTTTGGTTAGTAGGTTCCTCCGTCAACGTCAAAACCTGAAACAGATCCATTCTCAAGGAATGTAACTAAGTCAGATAAAGCGACCTGAACCATCGTCCCAGAATCATTAACAACAAACCGATCTGTTGTAGCGAGAGTCGTGGAGGTTGCGGATGTTCCACCATCAACAATATTTAATTCAGCAACAGTGGAAGTGATTCCATCCAGTGCGTTCAACTCGGCGGCGGTAGAAGTAACTCCATCAAGGATGTTCAACTCGGCAACGGTTGAGGTGATGCCGTCCAAAACATTTAATTCTGCAACGGTCGAAGTAATGCCATCAAGTGCATTTAATTCAGCCGCCGTTGCTGTTAAACCCAGATTTGTTAAAGCTCCGGACGCTGTACTTGCACCCGTTCCACCGTGAGCAATTGCGACATCAGTAGCAGCCCAGACACCTGTGCCGATTGTTCCGACCGAAGTCAAGGAGCTACCGACAACAGTAGAGCCAAGAGTTGTTTGACTTAAAACATTATTCGCATTGATTCGGAAAGTCTTACCAGATGCAATTTCAATATGCTCGGAGGAAGTCCATGAATCAGTCGAATTTATCCAGTTCCAAGTTTTGTCTCCTTCTCCTGAATCAATAGTTATTCCACCGCCATCGGCTGCCGCATCATTCGCCGCACCTTTAGCAAGTTCTAAATTTTTATCGGCAATCGTTGTGGTCGTAGAATTGACCGTTGTTGTTGTCCCAGAAACAGTTAAGTTTCCGCTTACAATTAAATTTTGAGCGCAAGTAAAAGTCTGAACGGTTGCGCTACTGAAATCTAATGTTCCTGTAAAAGTTTTATTTCCTGAAATCGTTTGAGCCGTGGAAAGAGTGTTGTAATATCCATCTCCACCAATAGCTTCAATACTTGTAGCCGATCCTCCAGCGCCTCCCGTACCGGTTCCGTAGTACAGAATATTAGTACCTTCTGCATACGCTAATTCTGCGTTTTCAAGACTGGTAGGTGCTGAACTTCCAGTGCTTCTTTTGATTCGGATTGTGTTAGTCATTAAAAGTTCCCACCGTCTGTAAGTGTGCTAGTTGTCCATGTGCTGTCAGCCTTGAAAACTCCAGCACTACTATCGTAATAAAGTATAGACTTATCTACTTTATTTGTATCGTTCAAGCTTACACCTGAAGTTGAAAATGACGGTCCTTGTGGTCCGGCTGTTGTTACATTAACAACTGAATTTACACTTTCGTTAACGGTAACTGTGTTCTTGCTCATGCGCTAAAACCCTCGTCCATAAATATGGTGCCCTCAAGCCAATATTCTTTTAACCCTGCCGGATTCGTAACTAAAATATCGTATTCATATTCTCCGGCGGTCATCGTAGCCGTTTGAGTATCGGTTAAGGTCCAGTCGAATGTTCCTCCGGCTTGATTTGTATAAGCAATCGTCACGTCAGCCGCTTTAGAACTACGGGAAGAATCCCAAACTTGACTGATGAGAGTATAGCCATTTAACGAAATAGCATTACCTCCTGAATCTTTGAAAGCCATCGGAACTATATGATCAGCTCTTCTCTGGATCGTCATGTCATGTGTTCCCGGCCCGATTGCCATTAGACAGCCTCAACTCTAATGCTTCGAGTTTAACAAAAATAATCCTAGAAGTCTTTTCTACCTTTCTTTGAATATTTCAATCATTACATAAATCTCATCGCCGCCTAATGATTGAGCGAAACCATGTCCCCAAGTTCCCCTAGCTTGATCGGTTATCTGTTGCAGTTTATAAGCCGTTGTTCCGCTTGGTGTCACTCTGCCGACAACACTGTTCCAAGTGTTTTCAGAGGCGTATGTTTCACCGTATCCATTTGCTCCAACAATTCTTGAGGTGCTATTTGTTACGTCATAAATTCTCAAACGAACCGATTGACAATCATAAGAACAAGCCGAAGCTCTTATCAAATAATTGCCTGCCGCTAGTGTGAATTGATTACTTGAAATACTTACAATACTAGACGGATCGGCATGTTCAGTATTTAAAGGTCTAGTAGCCCAAGAGGTAGAAGATGATCCTCCGTGAGTTCCTGAATTAACAGCGTAATAAAGGACGGCATAAGCAGTGAATCCCCCAGTAGTTGCGTTTTGCAAACTCGAAACTGTTGTCCAGCTTAAATTTCCCGAACCGTCTGATTTTAAAATCTGATCTGAATTTCCGTCTGTGGTAGGAAGTGTCAATGTGTAATTAGTTCCTATATTTGACGGAGCTTGAATTGCTGCCCAATTGGAACTACTTGAATCTGAAAGTCTTAAATCTCCTTGAGCTTTAATTGTTAGCCCTGTACTATTAACAAACAGTCTTTCTGTTCCTCCAGTCGTTACAGATAAAGTATTAGCCGCAGAACGATATAAACCTAAATCTGTATCCGAGGAAAAACTGATTGACGGGGCGGAGTTCGATCCGTTTGTTCCTCTTAGTGGAAGCTTCGGCTCACTTGCTGAAGAGGTGAAAGTGTGAGCATCTGTATTCCCTGCCCTAATATCTAATTCGTTTGTTGCTCCCCAATAGATGCCTGTGTCTGTATCGGCTGCGTTTCTAATCGGCAAAGATGAATTTGATCCGGCAGGGAAACCAATATTTCCGGTAAAGGTCGGACTAGCTGAAGAGGCATGACCAAAATTGGTGGCAATATTTCCAAGCGTTGTATAGTTTGAAGACGTTGTTCCCGATCCTGTCTTAACTTTTAAAGTGTCTGGATTTGTACTTGTGTCTATCCATAATTGACCTGTTGCAGATCCCGCCGCCGGAGGTGGCGTTGATCCTGAGCTTGTCGTAAAAATATCAGCAAGGTTTTCATTTATATCCGCCCTTACATTTGCCCCTGTTGAATTAGGTACTGGATAATTGCCGACGTTTACTTGTGCCATTAGTTAAGCCTTTCCATATCCTGTAGCCGTCCAAGTAAATGCTCTTGCTTGACGGGTGTTGCTTGCATTGTAGATCGAGATCGTAAAATTAGTCGCACTTGTAGAAGCTATTGTGTAATAGTCTCCGGTCGTTGTAGCACTGAAGGTAATCCCGATTGCTGGCGTTGCTTTGAATTTTTTCCCAAAGGTAACGGTTACATCTGCACTATTTGACGCCGTTTCACTTCCTGACTCTGTGCGCCTTCCCATCATTGGCTGAACCCTTAGCCGATCAACTGCAATCTGGTCTAAATTTCCACCCGTTGTAAACTCGGCTTTTAATTCATATTTTCTACAACTAATCTGAGCATTGTTATAAACCCGCCAACTTGTCCAATCGCTATTTGAAGGGCTGGCTTCTTGTGTTGTTCTCACATATAATTTGACGTCACAATTCGCCGGGGCTGTTCCATCAATGCTGGCTTGATTATCCCAATCCGCCCATGTATCAACATTGTCGGCATAAGGAAAGAACGATCTTGCCCTTAATGTTGTGTCAAGTCGAATAGAAAAAACATCACCTAAATCAATTGGATTATTTTGAAATAAATAAGTCCCTGATGTTTCCAAAGTTGCATTACCTCCTGAACTTCCACCATCAGCCGCCATTAATAACTCGCCACTTGTCACAGTTAAATTAGTTTTACTTCCTGCAAAACCACTGTCTTCTTGCTGAAGTGTCAACAGCTCCATGTCGTCAAGGTCGGGCATTGTAAATTCAATTCCCGCATAACCAACGCTTTCATTTCCTGTTGCATCAACGAACTTCATTAAATAAGTTCCGCCTTTCAATGTGCAATAAGCTTCTTTTGCTGTGCCTGTTAAATCGCTATGAATACTCGTTGCAGTTGCCCAAGTTACGTTTTCCAAGTTTGGCGAATGCCTGAGCCGCACCAAACCCCCGACGGTTACATCAAGATCTGTTGATTGAGTCCAATTCAATCTTGCGAGGCCATTAGTCGGAACCATTGAGAAACCTGTCGGATCTTCTGGCGGTGCGGACTTTCCGTCTAATGCTTTTTCAAAAGTAACAATTTGACTTCCTTTCCCTATACTATTTACTGCCTGCACCTGAATATAAATAGTTCCTTGTCTTATATTTTTGATCGTGGCGGAAGGCGTCGAGGTTGAGATTAAATTCCAATTATCATTGTCCATTTTATAGCTAATTCGATATTCAATAACATTCACTCGGTCATGTTGAAAATCAAAATCGAATCCGACAAAGATTCCTTGACCTTCAGAATATAAAAACTGTTCTCCTCTGCAATTAGTAACAGGATCAGGAGCAAGAGTTAAGTTACTAATATCTCTCAGAACAACATCGTCTCCTCTGTCAACAGCCGCGTAAATACTCTCGTTATACTCAAGAGCTGTAACAGAAAAAGCAGTCTTCTGGTCGTCTTCTGCAACTGCTAAGATTCTGAATTTTTGTGATTGAATATCTGAGGTTTGAATTAACCATAAATTAGGACTTGTTGGCGCTTGAGAGAATGTCCCGTCAATCGTAATAGTTGTCCCACTGATGCTTAAAATATCTTTAGTCTCGACTAAACCTGTTGGCATAATTACAGATAAAGTAGGACTTAATCCAAGATCAATATCCGACAAGTTCTTGTCATTATCTGCCGTTACAGCACTTGTAGTTGCTGAGCTTATCCGGCCAGATCTTCTTTCGCCTGCCTTTAATTCGTCTGCAATATCAACAACCATTCCCGGTCTTAATACTAAACCTGTGTCAATACCGACAGCAAAATTAACAGTTTGAGTAAGAAGTTGTTCGCTTTTTAAAAGCCATCTACCCATTCTGTGAGCCTGACCTTGTGAATAACAACCAAGAGCTTTTACTTGTTTTTCAATTACGCCGTATTTAGCAATTGCGTCAGCATCTTCAACATATTCAAACTGAACTTCTCCTAAAGTGTCGTAACTTTGCCACGCCACAGAACACGTTGTGTGTCTTGCTTTCTGGGAACTTCCTGAATAGGTAAACATTCCATCAATAACATTTGAATTTCCAATTAAATAAGAAGAATCAACAGGGGCATCTTGAACCATTACTAAACTGCCAGCCCCGTAGTAACTAATTCCTCTAAACAAAGAAGTTAATTGCTGGATGACGTTATAAATTTCACCTCTTGAATTAATTAAAAGATTGCACAACATCCGAGGCTCTTGGCCTCCTTTCATGTCCGAAACAAGTTCATTACAGTATTGGCTAATTGTGTAAAAGTCCCATTTATCTAAAGTGCTTTCTGTAAGAGACGCCCCATATCGAGTGTTAATTAAAAGATCATATAAGCACCAACTCGGGTCAGCGCACCAAGTCGCCGCCTGAAAAGTTCCGTCCCAAATTCCGCTATAAGTTAAACGCCCTAATTGAGATTCGCCAACTCCTGAACTTGTTGCTGTTATGACGGAAGCGTTGCTCGGGATTTTTACTTTAATCCCACGAATTAAATATTTTCTGGCAGGAATATTTTGAAAAGATCTACTATCAAAGCGAAGGAAAGACAGGGCCGCATTCGGATACCGAAATTTTTCATCAATGATTTTCGTGTAACCTTGCCACCAAGTTTGGGAGCTAGTCCTTGTATTAGGATCATCATCGCTAACCCTTGCTACTTTTATATCAACTGGAAAATTACCTGTTAAAGCAAAGACATAATCTCTTAAATACAAATTGCTGGACTTGCCTGAAATAGTGTCACTGACAACGGTATTGAAGCCCCCTCCTGCATATTGAACCTGAATCTGTATATCAACAGAATGCCCAAGAATATCTCCTTCATCATTAACTCTTCTGATTACTGGTATCTTAATTGTGACTCTTACCCTGTCTGTTGTAGTTTCTGTTATTTGCCTAGTAATTGGCGTTGCGTTAACGACTTGAGTTCCAACCGAAACCTCTGACTCACTTCCCCCAAGATCTGCTATATAAGCCTGATCTTGTGTCCCTGTCCTTGTTGTGATGCTATATCCTCCACCGAAATTATTCCCGCCTGAACTGCTTTGAACAGGAGTCCCGTCAAGATAAACTGATTTGTTTCCATCATCTAAACCTTGAATCGGCCCTTCTGAAAGAAGATCTAAAACTTTTGCATATTGAACCGATTGCAGCGAGTCGTCTGCTTCTGTCGGCGGATCTTGATTGTTCCCTCCTTTTTGTCCTCCACCACCGGAACCACGAAGTTCAATCATTTAAAGCACCTGATCAACATCAAGCCCGGCACTTATTACCGAACTGCCCACGTATAAACGTCCGTAAGCAATCGGGATTGCAGTTCCTACTTGAGCTGTATTTGTTACCCCACTAAAACTATAATTTTGCAACTTGGTCGCTTCATTCATATCCAGATCAGGAGGCGGAGGGGAAAGCATTGCACTTACACCACCAAGGACCAAAGAAAGACCGATCATTCCCAAAGCTTTCGATCCAAAAGCACCAGCGGCGTAAGCACCAACACCAAAAGAACCGGCGGCTCCACCAGTACCAGCAAAAAGACCGGCTGCTCCTCCAAAGGTATAAAACGAAAGTCCAATCAAAGCAATTCCGGCGATTATCTGCCATGTTCCTCTTCCTGCACCTGAGAGAACTGGAGTTATAGAAAAAACTTCTTGATCACTCCAAGGCAAAAGCAAAACGCCAATTTCTTCTTCTTTTATATTCTCTTTTCCTAAATTTACTTTGTAACCTACTCCACGCTTCTCACTGTCTATGAACCATTTATCTAAACCCCTAAAATTTGCGGTTAAAGCTCTTATCGCTTCAGCAGGAGTATTAACGTCAAGTCTGAAAACACCTTGACCTCCTAGCCTTTTTTTTAATTCTCCGTAGACCTTAACGACTTTCATGCTTTAAAACCTTTGCCGTCACCTTTTGATAATAGCCGCCAAACACATCCCGAGACGATAATCTTCCCTGAACGTGATGAAGAACAATACCATTATCTAAATAAATCCCCGCATGGTTAGGGACTGGACTTTCTAATTGCATTAAAAATAAATCTCCATATCCGATTTCACTCATATCAATTGCATTAAAACCTTCTTTTGCAAAATTATCTAAATACATATTTTCCCCTTTATACCACCATTGGTCACGTCTGTTGTAGTCGTTCAATATTAAATTAAATTCTCTTTTATAAAAGTCTCTTACGAGGGAATAGCAATCAACAATTCCATGTGAAAATTCTCTTCCAACATAAGGCAACTCATAACCATTAGGTTTATAAGAACCCCATCCTTCTGTTTTAGGATTAACAATAAACCAAGGAAGCCCGGAAGCTTCACAAGCAACTTTGTCGGCAGGACTTGGAGCCGGGTTTGTTTTTGGGTGGCTATGAATTACGGCTGTTATTTCTCCTTTCTGTTCGGCTTTTAAATAATCTTTTGGGTCCAATATAAAATGTTCATCAGGTGTCTCAGCTATGTTTTGACATTTAAAATAGCGATTTTTTCCTTTTACAACGTGAACCAATCCAACCGCTTCTTTTGGAAACTCTTCTTTTGCGTGAGTTAATGCCTGTTCTTTTATCTTCTCCGTCAACTTCATTGCTGTCTACCTGCTGAAGGGAACGAACCAAAAGGCAAAGGGTTATTTGTGCCAAACCTTAATTTGCAAGATTCAATTCTTTTGCCGCAACGGTCATTAGCTAATGATGTTTCTGAATTATCATCAACATCAAAATAATTAGATCCCGAATAACTGCACTCGCTTGATCTGTAAGCCCATTGGCAAATATTTCCTATCAGTTGCCTTTTCGGTATCTTCATCCCGGGCCTGTCAATTTCCGAAGCTAATTCAAATTCAACTGCTGTTCTACTTTCGCCAGATTTCCGGTCTATATACCAAATTTCCATCGGCCATTGGGCGTTCGGATCGGCTGCTGATTCTCCATCTAAAAATCTTTTTAAGGTCTGTATCCTTCGGACTTCTGCCCCTGTTAAATCGTTTCCGTATGTTGTGGCGTTAACAACTACGAGCAAGGCCGTTATAGTGTTGTCTAAATTTGAAATAGCAAGAGTAGGCCGAGGCAATTGCCCTGTTGAGGAATATTCAAAGCCTGTAGCCTGTATAGGTTGCCGGACGTATTGGTTCCCATTCCAAACTATGTCTCCATTTATATTTGCATTGCAACCACTGTGAAATCTGTAAACATCGTTTGAGCCATGAAGGTCACTATTCAAATGGACTTCAAATAATTCAATAATTGCGCTTGGTTCTAACTTTGAAAGCTCTTCGTAGACGCTACTAATTGCAACCCAAACAACATTATTATCTGTAATTGTTGAACCTATATCTGTCGGCCAACTAGGTTCCGAACTGGCTGAAGTTCCAGCCGTTGTGCATTTAAAAAATAAGCCTGTTGATTGACTTGAAGTCGCTCGTCTTATATCACCAAGACTAAAAGCTGTACTGGCTGCCCACGCTGCAACTGCCATTTTTTACGGCTCCGCTACTTGCTGAAATGTAGCCGAAATAGAAGCTCGATTATTATATGGGATTGTTTTATTCCAATTCCTACAGATATATTTCCCTGCTGATTCTCCCGGTGGTGTCCAACTAAAAGATTCCTGTCCTTTTCTTGCTACAAGGAAATCCTCAATAGTGTCGGCATCTGCCTCGCTTAAATTGTCCCATTTTGGCTGGTACATTTTTAGGTCTTGATTTAATCCAAAAACTAGCCGGGTTGAATAGCCGTCTCCATAACGAGTTTCTAAAACTCTCGGGCTACTTGATTTTGCTAATCCGTAACTCGGATTTATCGAAGGAAAGTTTGCCATAAATTAAACCGCTAATAATCCGCCCGGACGTTTCTGGCGAACAAGTTCGGATTGAATTGCTCCCGCCAGCATATTACCTAATTGAGCTGATTGAGCTTCATCACCTTCAACAGACGAACCAGAGGCATCAACAGAGACAGAAATATTCACAGTTCCACCGCCTCCTAGTTTGTCATTCGGGACAATTGTTCCAGCCTGACGAGGAACAAAAAGTTCCGGACCACGCTCCCCAACGATCGCAGGTTTTCCAACTGGCGGCTTCCCTCCAGCCGCGAAGCCCGGCAATTTAAAGAATTTAAAGGCTGCTCCGATGGCCATATCTAACGCCATATCCTGAATTTTATTTGCAATATTTCCAAGCATTTCACCCAATGATTGAGTGCCTTTTATTAGTCCTTTTATTCCTTGCGCCAAAGTTTGCGAGATTGTAACGCCAACCTGTTTAAATCCTTCGTTTAAATATTTTGTTAATTCAACTTGTTTTTGCAACGAAGCCTCTGCTTTTTTATCTGCATTTTCTTTTTCTTCTTTGTTCTTTTTAAACGTTTCTGGTTCGAATTGACTTTCGTCTAATGTCTCAAATTCTAATCGTGCAATTGGCGCGGTCGTGCTAACACCAAACATCCGTTTCGCCCAATTAGGCATGGAGTTCTGTATATCAATAAACGCGTTCTTCATCGCAATAACAAGATTGCGTCCATATAGTTTTGCCTGCGCCATTGCTCTCTTTAATCGCCTTTCAAGATCAATAAACGAATCAGCCCACGCTTGCGAAAATTCTTGAATGACGTTTATTTGTTCAATGCCAAAAGTCTCCGCGATAACTTCGCCAATGCCTTTAACAACCTGAAAGATAAGACGGAAAGGAAGTGCTGCAAGTTTCACACTGGCCCCGAGAACCTCCATCGTCATCGCAAGAGCGCGAATAGTTTGCTTCAACAATTCGCCACCTTCTGAACCTTCCGCAAAAATATTCTGAAACGCAACACCAAGCCGTTTTATTTGACCTTGTATCGTGTCCGACGCGGTAAAGGCTGCCCGAGCTGCCGCACCTTGCGCGTTCTTTTGATTCTCTAAAAGTTCATTGAATTTCTCTGTGTCTTTTATAGCGTTTTGAATACCCTTAAACGCTTCAATTCCGAAAGCCTGTTGAAGTTCAGCCGTCGAGAATTGTGACAACTTTTCTAGCGTTCCGGTTAAGCCTTCAGAAGCAAGGGTGACGTCATTTATATCAACCTTTAATTTCTTCCCGACCTGTCCGCTTGATATTTTTGCTAATGCTGCATTAAGTCCAGTAAAAGCCGTTTCTGTTTGGGCACCCGCCGCAGTTGATTGAGCAATAACCGCGTTGACTTCTGCCAGCGGAACTTTTAAGCCCGCCGCAGTCGTCGCGACCTTACCAATATTGCTTGAATACTGGCCAATGGTAATAATTCCGTCCGCCTGTGTTTGTGCGAACTGATCCATTAAGAACGCCGCATCATCCGCAGTCTTCCCGTAAGCGTTTAAAACTTTTACAGCCGCGCCACCTGATGTATTGATGTCAGTGAATCCGCCAGTTGCTCCAAGACTCGCCGCTTTTAAGATCTTGGCCGCGTCAGCCGCATCGGTAAAACCCGCAGAAGCAACGTCATAAGCCGCCGCCGTTAAATCTGTGACGCTTGCCTGTCCTTGTAGTTCGTGCGTTAGCTCTTTTAAATTTCCAACAAGAGCTTCGCTGTTTCCTCCAAGAGTTCTAAATTTGGCCTCGGCAAAATCTTGTTTAGTCAGCGTCGCGAACATTTGTTGTAACGCTGCACCCGCCGCAATCAAAGGAAGGATTGGAGCAAGTGCCGCATGTAACGCCATCCCCGCGCCAGCAATCCCCGGAGTTGCCGCTTTAGCTGCGCCACCTATCCCAAGAAAACCGAGAGCTGTTCCTTTTAATCCGCCTTGAACGACCTTTAATTTTGAACCTTGTTTATTAATCGTTCCATTGAATTTTTTTGCTTGCGCGTCAACTTTTTTTAGACCATTGATGGTCTGTCCAGTTTCAAGGCGTAAAGCAATACCGACTTGTTTCATTATTTACACCGCCTCAAAAACATCGAAAGTGATCCTGACCTGAGTCTGAAAATATGCTTCAGGTTCGGGGTTAACAAAAACTTCAGGACCGACAGGCGCATCAAAATAAACCCCTGAAACTTTCACCTTATTATAAAGATCTCGAATCCTTTTTCCGACAATGAAATTTTCACCCGGTCCAATTCCTTTCGTACTAAATACATTAAAAACAACAACACCGCTGACCTTATTCTGATCCATCGAAAAATAGGAACTACTGCCGAAACTAATATCGCATTGAACCCAAGTTTTTTTGTTTGGTGGCTTGAAAGGCGTGTTATTAAAAACAACCGTAACCGGTGGCGTACCCGTTACAAGTTCATCTTGTAGACGCGTTTCAATCGTCGATCTAACTGTGTTTAAATCTGCCGCAGCCATTACTTACCACCCCAAGAACGCCAGAGTTGCTTTCCTCTATCTTCAAGGTCTTTTTCAATTAAGTCAATCCAGCCGACTTTTTGTTTTATAGCTTCGCCTCTTTTCTTGTTTCCGCTTCTATATTTCCCACCCCAAGAAGGCGGCAAGCTTGTCCCAAAAACGACAGGCTCCGCATAAGGCAAATTGTTATGAACATAATAAGTATTGCCCACTTTTTCTTTTCCTACTTGGTAATTACTTCCTTTGGCTGGCCCCGCATTTTGATATTTACCCGGTGGCTTTGGTGCGCCGCTTGTGTCGTTCTGTCCTATCTGCCAACTAGCCGCAAGTCTTCCTGTGTCAACTGGCGTTCCTTCTTTTACTAACGAATCGGCTTCTAAAACCAAAACGCGCATTAGTTGATCTAACTCCTTTTCATATTCTGGACCCATATCAAGAATAGAAATATTGTTAAACATTACGCCCTCAGATATAAAACATAATTAAGCAAAACGCCCGCTTGTATTATTTTTTCAACCCTAATAATTTGATATGTTATCCCACTCATAATAAGTTCATCAATCGTCGAAGGTTCAACAGTTAAAGCATCCGAAGCAATCATAATTTTTAAATCGTCGCCCTGAATTAATTCGTTAACTTCCCGTTGATTAACAGACGACAAAACACCCTTCAAAGAAGTATCACTTGTCGAGCGCTTAACTTTACTGTTCCTGACGTCGTATCTTCCCATCGTCACGCGCCTAAAAGTCACAGGGGTTCCGAGTCCTGCCGTTCCGACAACTTTCCCGATGACTTTTTTTAGGCCCGCTTCAAGTCCCATTTATAAATGATAGGCAATGACAGAACCCGCGCTTGTCTGAGTAATACTTGTGAAGACTCCCTCAATTTCTGTACTTGCTTTTAAATCAATTCCAGAAACAGTTGAAGATCCGTTTTTTGTGACGTTTGGAGAAACCAAAGTAACAGTTGAGTCAGTCAGACAGGTAATCTTTCCAAACCGCCCTGTGTGGGCGCTTGTGTCTGTGATGATAACCGCTGATGAATAGGCATAACCCATTTTAATTAGCTCCGTTTGATTGATACATTACCCGGCCCACTTATTCTAAGACCTCTTAAGGTTCTTTCATACATTGGCGGGACACGATCAGCGCCAACAGCTCCCGTTGTCATAGGTTCAACAGCAACACCACTTACTCCGACTCGTTTATAATCTTCCAAACCTGAAAGACCTAAACCCGCCTTATTGTTGTTTAAATACACCGCCAATATCACTTGTGCTTCTTTTACTTGAATAGGTATTTCCGTGACCGTAAAATAATCAGCCGTTAACGTATAAGGAAAACCAGAAATCGAACGGTTATAAGTGTCAGGTTTTAGGACTCCTTCTCTTGGCCATTGCATCCCCTGAGTATCTGTTGCCCTAGCGCCTAAAAATCTTTCACTGTCAACTCTTCCCGCCGCAGTATATAAAGCTCTATTTTTCTGGTCAGTTGTTGCCGACGCCCATGCAGTCACGTCGTCATCTTCAACAAGACCATCAATCAAATCTTGCGCGTCACTTAGCGACAGATAACTGTTCGCGTTCGTCGCTCCGACTGTGTGGTAAATCGTTATTGCCATTTTTTAAAGGCTTAGTTTTTCTTTTGCGTTTTGGCTTTGCCTTGACAGTAGAACAGGAAGCCGTCGAAACGGCCTCCAATTCTGCTTGTCTTCGCCTAAATGCGAATAAACCCATTAGTGGGCAGAAGTTACGCCAGAGTAAACAGTGATCGCTTCAGAGCCGCTTGCAATAGCTGTAACACGTCCTAAAAAAGCGCGTGTCGCTGCTGCTGCTGCGGTGTTTGTGTTATCACCGTCAAGAGTAACGCCTGTCCCTCCTGCCAAAGTCATCGCGTGAGTAGAGGCCGCCTGATTTCTCAAAGTGATTGAGAAAGTTGTACCAATACGAACACCAGACCCAAGCTCAGAAACAATTGCCGCTGCTGTTGCTGTAGTAACGGTTTTCGCTCCTGTAGGAGTCATTACGACAAGACTGTTAACAGACTGAGCCGCTGTCAAAGTTGTGTCAGCGTCGGACGCTGCTACAAGTTCAACGCTTGAGTTTTCTCTCCCGAAAACAGGATTCTCAAGTTGAAAAATACTAGCCATTAGTCCATATTAGATAAATTGGACACTCTTACGATCCCGATGTTTTTGGTTTCGTATACCTTGCTCCAGTTAGTAACCGTTGAAAGCTGACTAGCTGTAGGATTCGCCTGAGTCACTGCCCACTTAGATCCGATTGGATGATAAATGTAGTGAAGGTCGAAACTCATAGCATCAGATTTGGCAAGGATGTCCCTGTCAAATTCTGTTTTGAGTCCTGCCTGTTGGCCGCTACCTACTGAACCGTTAGCAAACAAATAGGTCGCGTAAACTGTTGAAGCTCCAGAGCCTTTAGTTGTTACGTCATCAGAAACAATAACGTTCAAACCGCAGTACTTAGGAACAGTGCCTTCGCCACCGTAAGCCGCAGAAATTGAACCACCTGAAGCGGTTGCACTTGCATTTGTATCACTGCTGAGAACGAAGTCCACCATTTTGCGTTCTAGCAAATCGTAGAAAACGTTGCTGTGAACACAAATGGAAGTAAGTTTTCCGCCTTGATCGCCAAGCTTTGCCTTTGCCTTTGCAATATGGCCGGGGCTTAATGCTGTTCTTGTATCACCTGATAAAGCATCAACAGCCAAATCAGAGAAAGCGGTGTTTCCTGCATTAAGAGCAGAAAGATCGCCAAACACACCCGCCAAAGTATTCAATAAATCCTTCTGACGTTCGTGAGCAATATATGAAGCAAGCTTTGTACCAACTGCCTTAAGAGGATCAGAACCAGCCGCTAATGCCGCTAAGTCTCTAGCTTCGAAAGCATCGCCACGATGTAAAACCGCTGCAACTTGCTTGTCTGCTGTGATCTTCTCAGGAACAAGAGAAGTACTGTCTGTTAAAACCTTGAATGTGCTGTTAAGGTTCGCATTCCAAAAAGGAACATTAACGAAATCACCACCATCCTCGGATGCGTTAAGCTGCGCCATTGGTTGAACAACACCAGACGCCAAGAAGGCATCCTTTTTAGTTGTTTCTTCATTGACGTAGCTCTCAAACACCTCGGGGATAATGACGTCGCTTCTAAGCGTGGCCATTGCCGAAATCTATGAAAGTGTATTATTCGCCCGCAGGGCTACAGTCCGCAGCGCAGCCTTGAAACTGTTACCGACTATATTAGCGCGTTATCTTATTTGTTTGCAGAAATTATGTCCTTAGCCTTTAACCAAGCGTCACGACCATACCTCTTATAAATATCATGCTCAACATCATGCTCGCCATTAGCGAGCCTTTTCATTAGGTCGGAATCAATGCCCGCAGCATTGCCAGACGCAGAACTTCGACTTGCTGGCGCTCCGCTTCCTTGAGGTGAAGGATCTTTTAATAAATAATCGCGCTTATCTTCGACGAGTTTATTTTTGATCCACTCGGTAACGGGTGGTCTGTCGTATCCATCAATAACAACAGGAACGCCGTCTTTCATTTCGATCTTTTCTTTAGGCAAGAAATTATTCAAAACAAGATCAGGATCTTTAACAACTTCTGATAAAGCTTGAACGGCCGGATTGATTAACTCAAGATTTTTAACTTTGGATTCAAGCTCTTGAATTGCTTCTTTTTGCTTTGCCTCCCTTTCCCTGAATTGTTCCTCTCTTGCTGTTAAGGCTTCGCTGTATTTCCCTTTACGTTCCAGCTCCGCTTGTTCGCTTTGCTGCTTAAAGGTTAATAATTCATTGATGTCGGTTCCTTCAGGCAAACCCGAAAGAGTTTCTTCGACCTTTTTAAACTTCCTTTTTTCTTCTAGGAGTTCCTTGTTCTTGATGTCGGTCGCATCAATACGACTTTCAAGCTTTTTAACTAAAGCTTGTAAATCTTCGACATTGGCTTGATTTGAATCGCTCGGCGCTGCTTCGCGATTTTGTTCGTCTGACATGAAAACCCGCAGGGTTGCATTTATATACTAACAATAGCCCTTCTTCTTTGCACCTTTGCCCTTTTTCTTCTTTTTCATTTCAGGCTCCGAAAAACTTATCAATCAAATCATAATCCTCATCGGAACGGCAGTCGATATATAAACCCTCTATTATTTGCCCGAATTTCTTTTTCTCCTCTCCTTTTGCTTCTTCCATTGCAGCATAAATTTTCCTCGGAATACTCTTATCCTTTGGAAATTTTCGGGAAAGAATCAGGGCTTCGCTTGCTGTCATCATAAGTTCAAAGGTTTTAAAGCATTGTCCATGGTCAAATCGACCCAATTATAAAGGCGCGGAGCATGTTCCTTCAACCCGTCAGGGTTTAAAACGTATTGCGTGAACGCCTCGGC